TCAGTACCTATTAAAGTTTCTAACTCTTCCTGCGCTCTTTTACTTTCTAGCTCTAGTTTTTCCTCTAAAGTTTTTGCCTCGGAATCCCTTTGACTTTCAGCAAACTTTTTAGTAGTTTTATCTATTAATTCTAAGCGTTTTAGATCTTCCTCAGCTACCTTTTTTAGCCTTGCAATTTCAGCATCTGACAAATCCTTTGATTCTTTTGCTGCCGCTTGTCTTTCTGATCTTTGTTCGTTTTCTGCCGCTGTTAGCTCTCTTTGTATAGCTCTTTTTTGATCTGTCCTCCTTGTTTCTGCTGCTATAACTGCCGCGATTCCTTGTTGTTCTAGTGTTAGATTTTCCTTATTAGAACGTGCAAAGGTATTCTCGGCAATTTGCGCGTCTCTACGTAATTCTAAAACTTGAGTCTCTCTTTTTATTAACTGATCTTGTATATCTAAAACAGTTAACAATGCTTCTTCCCTTTCTTTTGCCGATACATTATTAAGATCCTTAGCCCTTAATCTTAAATCCGCTATTCTCCCCTCACCTTTAGCCCTATCAACAATTAAATCACGTTCTATTTTATCTGCTAACGCTCTTTGATTTGCTACTACAGCCGCTTTCTTTGCTTCCTCTATATTTTGAGCAACAAAACCTTTTAGAGCATTTGTAGCGCCATTAATACTGTCTCTTGCTTCGTCAAAATTACCTTTAACCTGAGACACTCCGTTTTGTAATTCAGTAAATGCCTTATCTATATCGCCAGAAAACAGAGCACCTAAAACTTTTCCCAAAGACTGAACGGTATCAATAACATTCTTTATTGGCAGTCCTAATATATTAAAAATACTTTGACCGAATGATTTTAAAGTACTCATAGCCCTACCGCTGCCGCTAAAGAGATCTATTATAAAGTCTCCTAAGTCAGCAATGACATCAACAACGTTACCAGTAACCGCACCAATAACAGCCATTAACTTTGCAAACCTATTTTGCCCCTCTTCCGAACCCCTAAACGCTGCGCTTAATGCTACAATAGCGATTAAAACCAAACCTATACCACTTGCAGCAATAGCCGTTCCAACGCTTCTAAATCCTACTGAAACTCCCTTAAGAGTTGTTACAAATCCCTTTATCTTAGTTACAGCACCGCCAGTAACTTTATCAATTGTAGAGCCAAAGCCTTCACCGCTTTTTTTAGCCGTATTTGTCTCTTTTGTAGTGTCTTTTAAATTTGTGTTTAAATCCTTAACGCCTTTTGCAGCCTTGTCGGTTTTAACTACAATCTCAATTTCTTTTTTAATCATGGCTACACATTTTAATTTGTCTCACTATCTTAACCTTAGCATCTTTAAAAGTATGCACTAACTCATGTTTTCCCTTTGCGATTTCTATTACCTCACTTTCACCGTAGTAGTCAAAGGCTTGCAGCGCGTCTATTATTTTTGCCATCATTTTAATTTTGTGTTATAATTAATGTCGGATTGCTCAACTCATCATTAACAGTTATTAATCCTACCCTGCTAGATCCTGTGTTATTTTCCTGCAAAGTAAATTGCAAGTTTTCACCGCTAGATAAAGTAGGATTGCTTATCGCAATCCACGATTGATTTGTAGTAGCATTAACATTATTACCGCCTATATAAAATGAATCCCCACCAGTTACAAATGAGCCGCTATTAGGGCTTAATCTACTTGTACTAAAATCTCTAAGGCTAGTAAATATATCGTTAAGTAAAACCAGCTTTGAAACTCCAGTTAATAGATTTGTATCTATATTATCTATCAAATATCTATTACCGCCAAATACTAACCTGTCATTTAATTGTAAATCGCTAGATAATGTTATAGGAAGGTTCGCATTTAATGTGAATTGCCTTCTTTGGGTGCTAAATAGATCGTTAAAATAGTCATCGTATCCACGGCTGTAAAAGTTATCGGACAAAATAGCACCGTTAAACTCGTTAAATTCAGCGTTGAATTGTGCGGAAAACCCATCTACTAGATTAATTGCGTGCGTTGGCGTGTTCACTTTGTTAAATGAAAAATAAGTATCGCCTGAAAATCCCAAAAGATTGTCTTGGTTTAATGTTTTTAAAAATATATAAATTAAAAAGGGCTTATTTTCATATGGATCTAAGTCTTTATCTACTATAAAACCGTATTGAACTTCATCGCTGATCCTTTCAAATTGTGGATTTTCAAAAGGTAGTATAATTTCTAAAGTTTCATCACTTGATAATCCTAAAAGTTTGTTCTCAAAACCTCCAAACTGTTGCGCAAACTGACTTTCATACTGATTTGCCAGTAAAGATTCCTGCTCTTCGTAACCAAAGTTTATTTCTCTGTATAATTTGCCTCTATCAATGTTTAAACTTTCAATATCTACATACTGGCTAATATCCCTTATCTGCCCTGAATCATACCAGCTTTGTAAATCATTCACATATAAAGTACCGTCCTCTAGTGGCACTATTACTAAGTTAAACGCTTTAACAATTCCTGCAAACCAATCTACTATTTTTAAGTCTCCTATTATATTTGTAATTTGAACTTTAGGAGACGGAACGGAAGCTGTAAATGTTTGATCTCTTATAACATCTGGGCCATTAAAATCTTTCTCAACTGAAAATAAACATCTAGTACTTACGTCTAAGTTTGATTGAGCTTCAATAAAATATCCATAATCATAATTACCGTAATTAAATTCAAAATCACTATCGTATCTAACGCTGCTATTGCCTACAAAAAAGGGGCTTTGAAAAACGCGTTCACCGTTAACTTCAAACACTACTCTGTAACTAGACAATGATCCCGATACATTTGTAACTGCCTGCATTTCTATTTTAAACTGCGGAAAGTCGCCTTGATCCCTTACGGTTGTTTCGTTGTAATTGATAATTAATTTAGGGCTTAAAGTTTTCCCTACATTTTCGCCATTTCCTAAAGTCATGTAAAGTTTTGTAAACTCATCCCGACTAAAAAAGTCCTCACTAAAAGTTAATTCGTATTGTTCTTGTATTGCTAACCTTATTGCATTTACTTTAATGGCTGGCTTTAATTCTTGCCAGTCAATACCGCTAGTGAACGCGTCATCGTACTTGACATTTATATCGTTTTCATTATCCAATTGTGTATCTTCAAATACGTATCTACGCTTGTAAGAGAGTAAAGGATATTTAATGTCTCCGTTTAATATTGCGCTGTTTTCAGATATACCAGATAAAATAGTAGTTGCGTCGTAGTTGTGATTATATGCTGATAAGTCTAAATCCTTTAATTTGTCTTCGCCTATTAAATCTTTAATCTTAATAGTGTCTCCGAAAAATTCAACGCTATACATTGTGGCAACGTTGCTTTTAAGACTAGCACCGTTTAACTGTAGCTTACCCTTTTTTAAAGTTATGCCTCCTATTTCTATTCTAGCATCTACTTTTACTCTAGCGTCAAAACCGTTAATGATTTGTGCATCGTAGTAGTGCTTAAAAATACTATTGTTTACATCGTTGGCTGGAATATTAAAAGACCTTGTAAAGTCAGTGAATACCTTTGTGAGATCCTTAAGAGACTGCACCGCCTGGTTAAGATTAATATTTTCATCTGGATATAAAGAGACGCGTTTATTTTCTACGTAAAGAGATAATTCTAAGTTAGACATTTTGTATTCTGTCAAAGGATTGCTGAAAGTCTATTGAGTAATTAATTAACTTGTCGTTTATTCTCGTTAATATTTCTAAAGAGCTTTCATCTACATTTACAGGAATGAAAACCCCTGCATTATTAAAGTAGACATACTCGCTATTTATAAGCTGCACAATACTTTTGTTTTGTTGCTCTTCAATGTAACCAGTGTTTAGGCTTATAGTAGTTCTGGCATTCTTATTACCGCTTCTGTAAAGGTGTCGGCTAGTATCATAACTACCGCCTTTTACAAAGTTGTTTTTATATTCACCCTCTTGTGTAAATTGAACTTGCTCTTGCTTTGCCTTGTAGAAAAACAGATCTTCAAAAACTCCGTATGCATTTAAGAACGTTACTCTTTGAGGTGTGTATTTACATTCATCTATTACTTCATAAAAGTAAGTATCATTAACTGTAAAGTAAGTGCTTTGTATTCCTAAAGTATTAAAGAATAAATACTGGATCTTGCTTTCTGCAAAGTCAGTAACTAATGGCACGTGGTTAAAAACCTCTACATCTAAATCGTTTTTAATGCTAATTGCGCTTAGGCTTCCATTGTTAAAAAACGGTATCATTAAAATACTATCCTTTAACATTTGATTTTGTAAACTAGATAAAAGTATCTTATCGTTTAACTCTAAATAGTTTGCACCTTGTAAGTATCCTGAGTAACCTCTAGTAGTTATTAGGTTTTTAACTTTTTCTACAAATTCTGTTTGGGTGTCTTTCTTAGTTAATATGCTAGTAGATATTACTGAGCTTAAAGAACTATTTAAAACAGCGTTAGTTTGTGAGAAAACAGGTTTAGTTTCTATAAAATCTAATGCAAATCTAGATATAATTACATCAAAAAACTCTGAGGCATTACTAGGCTTAAATACTTTTTTAGTGTAGTCAGGGTTTTGTAACGGTGCTGTAATATCGCCAGTCCTAAAAAACATTTGTATCTCTATATTTGTCTCAGCTCCTATAGGTTCAGTCAAATAATAGTTTGACCTCGCTAGCAATAAACCCTCTGTCTCTTCCATACACTATAACGTTTAAAGCCTTATATTTGTTTAGGATGTGGTAAACTTTAATAGGTCTTCAAGTTCTAACGCAAACGCTTGCACTACTTCATCTGGTAGTTTCTTAAACTCATTTTCAAACGGCTTACTGAAGAACTTAGTTGTTTCTAAACCAGTATGGAAAACAGAATTAGCAACGGCAAAACCAAAACTTTGGAACGTTGTAAAACGTCCGTTCTTACCTCTAGGACTTATCCCTTTTTGCTTTGCCCATGTTTCAAATATCTTAGCAGGTGGTTTTTTACTCTTGTAACTAAACGGACTCCCTATAACATTTTTCTGTACGTATGGTTCTCCGTTTGCTTTTTTGCCTCCTACTCCCTTAACTCCAGCATCTACAAACTCCCAGTATTTGTTATCACTTAAATTAAATCTAAGACTAAAAGAGTTTGCGCTTACGTTTAGATTATACGAAGTATCATCATATAGCTTACCGCTTGCATTGCGTTTGTCGCGCGTTAAATTTGCCCGCGCTTGTTGCTGTACTCTTTTACCAAAAGTATCTAAGGCATTACTTACGGACATATAGACATTATATCGTTAGGCACTTCTAAGATGAAACGCATTCGCCAGCCTATAAGATTATTCTTGTCGTCTTTGACCTGCTCAAACGGTGCTGTATTGTCAAAGTTCGTAGCGATAGATATACGCTCGTTATTAGTTAACGTCCTGTAAGTTCTCACAAGCACTTGTAAGCACGTGTTATAAACGTCCTGAGTGTTATCGTTAGTCGTGAACTTATTAGTTCTAATCTCTTTTACAAAATCTACTTGATCTAGTATCTCGACGTCAACGTTAAAAGATAGATTGTTTGCAGTTAAAAACCCATCCGCAACGTCTATAGTAGCTAATGGGTAAATATTCTTTTTAGATATATCTGTACGTTCTTTTACGTCTAATGATAAAACAGTGTTTACATCTTCATCTAATAAGAGTAAGTCTGTAACGTACTTTGTAACCTCGCTAAAATAGTTCATACTATTATAACGTTTATAGGCTTATTTTTGTTTAGAGTTTAATTATCCATCCAGGTCCATCCTAAACACCAATTGCAAAATATTCTGTTTATTAAGTTAGGTTTTTTAGTGAAATTAAATTGAATAGTACTTAATTTCCCCCCTGTAATTTCGTAACTACCTACAATTTTAGGGGCTTCAACTTGGTGTATTTTAAATGTATTTTCCATTTTATTTTTGTTTATAATTTGTTAAAGTAGTTAAATCTGTATTATAAGCAAGATCTATAAACGCCTCATGTATTGGCATACGCTCAACATCCTGCTTACTCATTGATAGGCTAGACATTAATACTTTGACCGTGTGATACCAATTCCATTTCTTAGTGAAGTTGCTTTTTATGTTTGTGGCGTCGTCTTGGCTTGCGTCTCCTTTGAATATCTCAGGGTAATATGATATAAGTCGTCCCTTAAATTCAAAAAAAAACCAATAGCAGACCTGCAAACATCCATAGGCATCTGGTGGATAGTATCTAGGTGTGGGAGTTCGTCGTCGTAATTTTGTATTGAGTAGCTTTTTAATACGGTTTGAGTTATAGGACGGTAAAGAACTGCCAGGTATTTATCAATCTGGTGCTCATCTTCGCTGTAATAAGTCTCAAGGTTTGAGTATTCCTCAAGGCTTATCTTATCTAAGTTAGGAATGAAACCCAAACCATTCCATGTATTAATTAAGGGCTTAGGATCTTCATGTATTGCCTTATGTAATATTGCTACGATCTCTTTGTAATCTTTTACAGGTATCTTATCCACCTCTTTCATTGAGATGTTACAGAATACGCTTAGCGCTTTACGATTGCATTGATCCTCTGTTATCTCTTTGTTAGCGTTTAGATATTCCTTATACTTCATGAACTGAATTAAGGTAATGTCTTTTAGTTCTGTTGGTATGTTTAAATTCATTCTTTGCGTTGTTGGGTTGCATCCGCTGCATATGTAGCGCACATCTTGAATAACACTACCCTATTATTAATAATGTAGGTTAAACGTTCTTTAATTGTGTTTAGTATTTTTTTCATTTTCTTAGTCTTTTAGTTTCTTTAATTCTTTTTACAATCCTGTTATTAGTGTTTCTGCAAATATGTCTAACGTCTTCATGATAGCCATGAGTTAGCCAATAAGTATTGTTATTTCTCATTAACCACTGCCATTCGTAAACAGGCTTCTCTATTATTTCAGCCCACACTCCATCGTTAAAAACACATCTCCCGTTTAGATATAGGCGATTACTATTTGGAAAGTATTGAGAACCAGTTATAGAAGTTTTGTATTCATTTTGAACAACTAAACACTTATGATTGCCCTCTTTATACCCTCTCCTTTTAGCCTCTTTAGTTAAGCCCTCAAATATTTGTTCCTCTGTAGCTATTTTGTTATGGTTATCATGATTTGGGTTACGGAGTGTTTGGTGTTCATCCCAATTACCACGATGATTTACACCGAGAGCTTTACTGTTTTCTTTTTTAAAATACCCTAACCACATTGGATATTTATCATCTACCAACCAATTATCCCATAAATCTACTTTAAAAAGTTTAGGAAAGTCGTATTCAATTTGATTCTTTAAAGCCTCGTTGGCTTGATCGTGGTAACTTCTTACCATTTGTTTTGTGATCTTCATAATGTTTATTTTTAGTTTGGTTACACTGGTGTAAAGATACAGTTGCTATTGACATAATAAAATTAATAACTTCCTGTTTTTTCATAATGTTTTCTTTGTTAGTTCAAATATACTTATAATTGCTGCATCTATTATAGGGCGCTTAGAACTATTTTGATAACTCTCTTTAGTTGAGTAGTTAAAGATTTTGCTGATCTTCTCGTTAGTTAGCCCTAGCTCTTTGCGTACTTGTTTAATTGTCATATTATTTCTATTTTTCGAGTAGTTAATTCAGTATTAAACCACTGACTCTCTACTATGGTTGTTTTTTTACCTCTGGAATAAACTTGATCTTTGCAATTTGGCTGTATTAGTTTAACTAGTGAAAGTAATATATAAGCTTCGTTATATTCCTTTTCTAATATATAAAACCACTCATAGCCCTTAAACTTATGAGTGGTTGCTTTAAAGTGCGTTCCTTCTAACATTGTATGGTTACCCATTTTGCGTTATCTAAAGATACTGATGCAGAATTTGCCCAGTAGTTGAAAAACTCTCTTTTGGTTTCTAAAGCCTTTTTTGCAGCTTCAACTGTGGCGTACTTAGCAAGTATAGACTTACCAGCAGTGATTGCGAATTTGTTTCCTCTGTTAGAAACCTGTGAGATATTTAGAGTAGCATTCATAATTTGTAGGTTTTAGCCTCATTGCTTCGTTGCAACATTACAAATATACAACCCTTTTATAGATTACAAACTATAAATGGTATGAATTAATCTATTTATAATCAATCTAAATAACTATCCTATATAGTAGACTCCTTTTTTCTTACCAAACAATTCCATAAACGCATAACGTATCCCATCAATAGCGTGGTTATTAGTATCTAATGGCTTGTTGAGTCTTTCGCCTGTCTTATCTGTAGCCCATACATATGACTGTAACTCCTTAATTATGTTATTTGACCTGGATGTAACTATTATATCCTGCTCTTGCATTAGTTGAATGCCAAAGTTTATCGAGTCAGCACCTTTCTTAGCGGCAATGATTCTAATTTGCGCTCGCTTAATCTCTGCTATGCTCTTGGGCTCTGCTGCATCAGCGTATATGTATAGACTCGTACCTACATTACGTTGCTTACATAGCCTTACAATGTCAGAATTTAGTAACCCAGTAGAGTATATCTCTTCATCTAATATTATGCTGTCGTTATATTTATAGATAGAAGTTACCGCGGTGGGATCGTTTGTGTATCCAAAGTCTAAACCATGCCCTAATAGTCTTGCATCTTCTGGCAGTTGGTTAATTTCTTTCCAGTTTGTGAATATAGAACCTTCAATCCCTCCGACTTCACCTAAGCCATAAACTCGCCATTTGTTAGCCCAGTACTCGCTTTTGATTGTTCCGTCCTCATTGTAGCCCTTATATTTGTAGCGCAAGATCTCGCTTATTTCCTCTTTGCTTAGGTACTCGTTATCTAAGAATGTAAGTTTTAGAAAGTCGCAATCTTCACGCGGGATAACCTCTTTGTGTGCCCAAAATTCTACGTTAGGATTGTAATCCATAATGATCTTTTTCGCCCTGGAGGTTAGTTCTCTGTAGGATTCAAAGTTGATTTTATTAGCTTCATTTACATACACCAGATCTGAGCGTAAACCTTTACCAACATCATCTTTGTCTAGTCCGATAAATCGAATAAAGGAGCCAGTCGGAAAAACTATCTTAGGACTTCCAAAGTCAACGCCAGTCATCTTGCATGTCAAGCCTAATGTATCAATAATGTTAATGCAGTCCTTTAAGACGGTGTCTCGCATCTTTGATAGTTCGGACGATACAATATAACACTCTTTGTTTTTCTCTTGCGCTAGGTGGTTAATTATAATGATGCACGCGCTATATGTTTTAGCCGCTCCCTGTGATCCCTGTAAACACCAAATGCGCTTTTTTAGGGCGCATATTTTTCTTAGGGCTGTTGTGGGTTTAATCATACTGCTCTTTGTCAACCTTATCTAACCAATGAAGATAAGTTTCAGCACTAATTGCTCCACAGCTTCTTAGATTAAAAAGCATTTCTCTTGCATAAAAATAATGGTAGTCTTCTTCATTCATATTTTAAAGGATCTATACTAATTACTTGTTGCTGTATTGGTTCGCCACCGCTAGTAACGTCAACCATTTTAGTGCCGTATTTCTTAGGGTTTAACTTACCTAGTAACCACTTCCTGGTATCTACCCTAAGCTTTGATCTACTAATCCATTCATGGTCTGGAACCTCCTTTTGATCTTCTCCAACTATCTTTGTATCTCGTTCTGCAAAGTCTGCTATTTCTAGGATTTCATCGGCTATCCTTTCAGCTCTTTCATCGCACGCACGCGCGTATCGTTTCGCTTTTATAATGTCTTGATCTATCCACTTGTAAAACGTTTCACTACCAGGCATTGAGTGGCGCATAAGAACTGACCTAAGGCTTTCACCATCTTCTCCTATGCCTATAACTATTCTTTCAAAAGTCTCTTCTATATCTTCTTTAGAGTATGCCATAATACTTATTTTGTTTTACGTGATATTTTATAATAGATTAAAATTAACCACCAAATTATTACCCATAAAGACACAACTATTGCTTTTTGCATAATCTTATTTATTTTCGCAGTTGCAAGTACCTATGTTTAACTCACAATTGCATTCGTGCTGGTTATGTTCTCTCATTGGTTAATCCTTTACGCAATAACACAATGTTATTTGCATCCAACAATTGCAGTTTGTTTTTGGCTCTTCGTAGTAATCTTTTTTTGTATTCATGTTATAAATATGTGTTATAAATGCTATCTATCCCCTTTACCAACTGCAACCATCCTTGACCTCCACAAGTTCTGCACGGTAAATTTTGGGTGTGATAGATAGCATTGTATGTATCTTCAATGAATGTCATGTCTTCATCTTTAATTATCTTCTTTTCAGATTCTTTAAATACCTTCCAGGCGTCGAATTGATCCTGAGTCATTTCTCTTTTTTCCGTGTTAAACGGAAAGGCTTTGTTTAAGAACCTAGCCCGTGCATTACATTGCTCGCATGCCTTAATTCCCATTGCTGATGTAAACTTTTTAATTGCGTCTCCTAGTCCTGCTACAGATTCTTTTTGCTCTTGCTTGCTTACTAGCTTTTTATTAGTACTACCTTTAGGTCGTGCCATATTATTTATTTAATGATAGGTATAAGTCTCTTACCTCCGTGTCAAACTTTAAACTATCTTTTATCTTGCTGATGTTTAAATGAATAGTTCCGTATTTATTATGATAAAGATAAGCTAATTTTCTTAATGATTTGCCATCTGCTTGCATTAATGCCATTTCAGCATAGTAATCATTGTGTAACTTTAGCTTTTTGTTAACTAATATTTCGACTTGAGTAGGCTCCATAGGTTGCTCATCTGCTGCTAGATAGTTTTCTACTAGCTTAAGATCTACATCTTTAATTTGCTTTCTTAAGTGATCTATAAATAAGTTTCTTATTGCCCAGTAAACGTATCCCTTGTCGCTTCTAATGATTTTGTTCCTATGGAATTTAAGATACATATCCTGCACTAGATCATCTGCCAGATCTTTGTCGTTGCAAATGTCGAGAGCGTAAACTCTCCAGGTATTATCTTCTTGGCTTAACTTATCTAGTATAGACACATTTAATCTGTTTAGGTAAAGATAGTGTTTATTTTAATACTTCTTTATACAAATCTTTATAGAGGTTATAGTAGTCTTTTAGATCTTGTCTGTCCCATTTAAACTCGGTCTCCTTAGATTCTGTTGCTAGTCGCTCTACGTTTTTAAATCTAGTCTTACCTATTCTAGCTGGTAGGTTTAGCCTATATTCGTTTTCGTTTCCATCTTTATGCAAATTACAAATTCGGCATTGTCCGTGGATATTATCAATGTGATATTTTAGGATGCTGTAAAGTTCTGCTTTAAAAAAATGCCCTGCCTGAAAGTGCTCGTTCCAATTTGCACCACATGAGATACAAGGCTTATGCTTATCGCGTTCCCTTATGTATTTATGGCAAATGTTAGTTGCAGATACCTTTAGGTTTTGCAGTGATGTAAATGTTTTTCTTTCCTTATCTGCTTTCTCTAGATCTCTTGAGGGCTTAGTAGCTTTTAGTGTAGCCTTAGCCAGCTTTATTTTTCCCTGCTCACTATTTAGCAGCCATTCAGAATAACAGCCGCACATTTTACCTAGTCCATAAATACGATGGAATGTTAGCTTGCCACACCCTAAGCCCTTAGCCTGTCCAATTCCCTTACATGGTTTTTCTTTTGTTATCATTTGTAAATATAATATAACTCAGTATATAAAATATTAAAACGTTTCATATACATTTTGTTATAAAGATACGTAAACTTCTAGGATTTGATTTATATGAGCCGTTAACTTATTGCTTATCTCTTTACTGCTTAATGTTGCATCTATCATTTTTTTAAACATATAGTCTGGTGCTAATAAAAGCTCCTTATCGTTTTGAGCTTTTTCTTCTTTAGTCATTAAAACGGACGGCTTGTTGATCGTAAAGTGTTTAGAGCTTATCTCATGCATCTTCTCGTGGTTAACGTGTTCCGTAATCTGTTGCATTAGATTGTTCACTGGATTGTTTAATACCTCGC